GAGCGGACGCATAGCTGCAAGCTGTTCGACTGTGGGCGGGCCTGTATTGCATCCGCAAGTACCGCATGGATCGGGGCGCGGACATGGGTTCCCCGCTTGCTGGTCTTGATGGTGATTTCACCGTCTTTGATGGCTGACAGGGTGGCCCGGAATAGATCGGCCTTGCGCCAGCCAGCGCACATTGCCAGTGCCAACGGCAACCGGATGCTGGCCGGGGCGTGTTCTAGCACGATTGCCCGCTCCTGTGCCGTCCATGGCCGGTTGGCTCTTGGCGCGTCCTTGGGCTTCCGCAGCTTCCTGACGGGCTCTGCCAATGGGTTCACCCTGATGGCCCCAATATCGAGGCCGTGCTTCATTACCAGCCGCAAGACCGTCATGGCGTTGTTGGCAGCCCATAGGCCGTAATCTGGAAGCCAGACCTCATTGCGCCAGCGCAACAGGGCGGGGCGCGCCAACGTGTGCGCCTGTATCTTGCCCGTCTTGCCTTTGAGCAGGATCGCAAATGCTCGCTCGTAACTTATGCGGGTTGCCGGGTTGTCTGGATAGTCCACGCTGGCCTTGTACTGGTCCACAAGCCAGCCCAATTCGCCCCGCACATATTCGGCCCGGTTCTCGAATTGCTCGCCCAGGCGGTCGGCTTCCGCCTTCAAGGCCAGTTCATCGTCAGGGCTTGACTGCATCCTGATTGGCTTCTGGCCGGTGCGCCGGTAAAGGGCATATCGAAACACCTTGCCGGATGGCTTCACAACTCTGGTGATGCTGACGTGTTTAATGGTCATGGTTAGCTTTACCATTGGTCCGTCCCCGTTCCTTGAAAATTTCGTCAAGGATAGGGGTTCCGGTAGTTTCTGTCTCGGTCATTGGCTGGCCTATCCGCACGATAACCCGCCCGTCCGGGCAGATTTCCACTGCTGCGACCTGTTCCCCGGTTTCGCGGACGGTACGGATTGCGGCTTGGGTTGTGCGGCGGGCAGGGTATGGCATGGCTATTTCACCTGCTCAATAAATTCGTACAGTTTCCCAACCGGTCTAGTGGCTCTGTTCTGTGGCTGTTTCGTGTAGTTCATCGGGCGCTTTGTTTTCAGGCTTCCGTTAGCCTTGTCACGTATGCGCTCGGCTTTCCTGCGTTCCTGGACGTAGTGCTTGGTCTTTTTCGCGTGGCATGGAGCGCACACATGGCGGCAGTTCTCAAAGCTGTTGTCGCCATCGTCTCCGGCTTCCTGATAATGGTCATATTCTGGCAATCCTTTCGGTTTAAGCCCGCAATATTCGCATAGTCCACCAGCGTGCAGGGCTCGTGCTGCTTTCGTCTTGCGGGTAAATTCCTTGCGGCTCATGCGGCTTGATCCGCATTGGCTTTAAGTTCTTCTGTCGGCACGCCAATTCGCGCCGCCACCCATTCCAAAACGTCTTGTTTGGATTTCTGAAAATCAGCCGGTGACATAGCATTTGGGCCGCGTTGTTTTTGGCTTCTGGCCGTGAAGATATAAACGCGAAGGCCGGACCTTGTTTTTACCTGATAGTCATCCAGCTTGATAAACTGGATCATCCGAATAGCTTCTTCTTCTGTCTCTGCCAGATACATATCAACTTCGTGCCAGCCGGTCGCAATCAATGCCTGCTTCCGCAATGCGTCAGGCGTCGGATAGTGCTTTTGCATCGTCTCCGGCAAGTTTATCCATGCCTCACGCAGCCACGCGAATTGATGGTTGTGTGACGATTGCGAGCGCGGGTAAACCTGCGCCATCGCGTATCGTTCACCTACTACAAAGGTCTGGTCGCATTGCTTGGCATGATAGCCTTTTAGCGGCTTCATGCTGGTGCCGGTCCATGTGAAGATGTTCGGGGTTTCGCTCATTTCTTTGACCGCGTTGGTTTGTAAATCTGCACCCGCGCCAAGGCGTTGGATGCGTCCTGTTTCGTTACTCCAACTGTGATTTTGTACTGTTCCAAACATTCCAGGTACGCCAATAACTCTGCATTGTGGCGGTCAAAGCCGCCGTCATATTCCCGAATGGCGGCGCGTTCTTCGTACCAGCCGCGCCAGCCTTCGGCGTCCATCAGGCGGCTTCCATTATCGGCGCGAACTTTTCACGCAATGCCTTTTCCTTGGCCGCAAGTTCGGCAAGGAACCCGCGCACTTCGGATTCAATTTCCTTGATGCAGTCCCCGTCAAAGTTCACGCGATGGATGAATAGGCCCATTCCGGCTTCTGATAGGTCTGGCTGGTAGGAAACAAAATCGCACCAGTCACGGCCCGCACACGCCATTTGCCATTGCATCTGCAAGACGTACTTATTCGGAACCTTGCCGGATAGCAGTGTATCCAGATGCGTTGCCGGTTGCGGGCATTTGATTTCGATCATGCCAGCGTCGGACACATAGCCATCCGGGCTTGCGCCTGATTTCTCAATCATCGGGTGGTCGATAAACCCAACCATCTGCACTGAATTGCCGGATTGAAATTCATAGCTGGCGCGGGCTTCGTCCTCGTATGCCGTGCCGTGCGCCATGGCAGGCGACACAAAGCCATCCTTTGGCTTGCCGGTGAGGCGTTCAACAAGCAATTCAGCCATATAATTTGCCCGGCTGGCTCCGTAGCCTGATTTCGTTTTTGCCATAAGGTCAGCCATGCGGGACGCGGTGACTTTCCCTAGACGCCGCAAGCGCCATTCTTCTGTTCCCTGTTCGATCATTGCGCGGCTTCTTGCGTTGCTGTTTCTGCTGCATGTGATTTCAACAAGGCAAGCGTATCTTGCCCGATTGTTTCCCTGTCGCTTGCCGATAGCGCCTTCCACCATTTAGCAAGTGCATCTATTCCATCGCGGGCGACGGCTTCGCCTTCCTTGACCAGCATACGTCGAGCGGCTTCATCTTCGGCGCGGTTCGTTGTTTTCTTCGGTGCAGCAACGGGCGCTGCTGCTTTCCCGTCTGCCAAATCGTCATCTTCTTGCGCGATGCCGCAAATGCTGGCGAGCGAATAGCGCCGGGCGTATGTCATGGCCGCGCCCATCTGTTGCGATGTCGCTGGGAATTTGCAAACCGGATATTGGCTTTCAATCCACTGCCCTGACGTGTGGATCATGCGTGTGTGCAGGACGAGCGCTTCCCCTTGCGTGCTGGTCAATTGCACAAGGGCTATTCCCTGCGTTGCAAGGGCTGGCCGAACAACGTTCAGGACTTCGGCAAGGTCCGCGTACTTGTTTTTGAAGTGCGGATTGACTGCGTTTTTGCCAGCATTTTCCATGGTTAACTGCGCCGATGCTAGAGCCTTGGCGATTTCGTTGATGTTTTCTGATGTGTTCATTGTGATACTTCCCTTTGCAGTCCCTTGTACCTCGCACGCGCGACTAAATGCTTGTGCGCTTTGTGCTGCCGCTTGCGGATAGCTGCTTCACGCTTGGCTGCTTCTACGCCTGGATCGTCGTGTCGTGGCTGGCGCAGTGACCACCACCATTTACGAATGCGATAGATCATCGCCTGGCCTCCCGCCACGCCAGCCAGATAGGCAGGGCGGCTAGTATGAAACCAACGACAAGGTGAGCGTTGAGGCTGTCAGTCATTGTGCTGCTTCCTTCTGCGCTTTGCGTTCAGCTATCCGGCGATCCTGCAAGAGATTGTCGATCATGAATTTCAGCGTCTTGTCATCGAACACGTCCGGCCCGCCTTCCTTGGCTTGGAAAGCGCATTCTTTTGCCAGTTCTTCGCTTGTGAATTGTGTTTTCAGGGTCAGCAGCATGGTGCTGCGCAGATAAGGGCCGGGCATGGATCAATCTCCCAATGTGCAAATGTCGTTGCCGAAGGTGGGGTTGAGAATTTGCAGGCGTTGCGATCCGCCGATGACCTGAAACCGCCGCCACGCTGATTTGTACGCAATTGCGCGGCTGTGGCCGGATGCACAAAATTCCTTGTAAAGGCGCAGGACGGAAGCCCGGAAGTTCGCAACGTTGACGGTCAAGTCATCGTTGAGAAGTGGGCCAACTGGTCTGAAATATTCCATCGCGCTGTCTCCTGTGTATGCCCACAGTATCCAATTCAGAAACCACGCTGTCAAGCAAAAAGTTGCTGTTATGGAAACTTTCCAGTTTATCGTGATGTTATAATGGCTTAGCTAGCTTTTCTGCTAAGCATAATTTGCGCTATGGCCCTTATTTCTTGCACCTGTTCTGGTGAGGCTGATCGAAGCAAATCGTTTAGTGTGGGCGCTTCCGGGTCGCGCAATAAATCACCCGGTTGGATATCAAGAGCGTAAGCTAGACCAACTATCCAGTTGTCATTCATGCGCTGATCGCCACGTTCTAGCTTGGAAATTTGCCCTTTATTGGTGTCCAGCCGGTTTGCAAGCTGCTCCTGGGATAGACCTTTTTTCTTGCGCCACTCGCGCAAGTACCATCGAAGCGGTGATTTTGGGCCGATTTTTTCCATAGGGGAGGCTACATACCGGCGCGGATTCGTTCGATATCTAAAATGGAAACTTTCCGCTTGACAGGATAGTTTCTGAATTGGATACTGTAGGCATGAGAACGATCCATCCAATCGCTGCATACCGCAGCCTGCACAAAATGACGCTTTCCGCCTTTGGTGATTTGGCGGGCGTCCAGAAGGCGGCTGTCCACAAGTGGGAAAACGAGACTGGCAAGCCGTCCATTGACGCTGCCCGTCGCATCGATGAGCGGACAAACGGGGCGCTGCCTAAATGGCTCCTGCGCCCTGATGTGTGGGCGGTCGATGACAGTTTGCCCCGTGCTCATAACGAACCATCGGAACAGGAGCCCGCGCAATGATCTGCACAAAATGCGGCGGCGCACGTATGCGCGACACTGACGAACCGGGCCGGTGGGAGTGCATTGATTGCGTGCAACCGAAACAAACATTGGGCGGATCGTCTGCTGATGAATTGCATTGGAAGGCCCGCGCGCTGAAAGCGGAAGCCCGCGTTGAGGAATTGTTTCAGCAGATTTTTTCTTTTCCAAAAGGGGAGGGCAACACATGATCCGCCCCGCATTGCTTGCCCTCGCTCTGGCGCTTTCATTCTCTGGTCCTGCCTCCGCAAAGTCCCGCTGCATGGGCGTCAATAAAACGCTTTGCGCATTTGCCCGCGCCCACAATCTGAAAATCATTAGCGGCTATCGCAAGAACGCTTGCATAGCTGGCACACGTGGCCGCTCGCTACATGCGTCTGGTCAAGCGATGGATGTTTACAACTGCGGGCGGCGCTGCATACGCGCTGCAAGGGCGCGTAAATTTGGCCTCGGTTTCTATCGCGGACGATTCAAGCACATTCATATTAGCAACGGTGCGAGGGAGCGCAATGTTGTGTTCTATCGCGGCTATCGCAAGCAAGCACGCAAGCACAGGAGATATGCGCGGCGATGATCCAGGTAGCCATTATCTCAATCAGCATCGGGCTTCTGTCGTTTATCACGATAATGATGGCAGCACAGTTGATTGACGCAATGGCGACCATCAAGCCGCATGAAGTTTTTGAATCGTCCGCTGTTCCTCCCTCCTCCCATCCTCCGGCGGACCAACTGGCAGGGCAGATCAATACGCAATCTGCCCTGCCATTTTCACCAGACAACGGGGCGGGTCGCTGGTGAAACTGAATTTTTTCTACGACCTTGGCGGCTGCAACCGCTAACGGCTCAAAAGTGTCTGTGTCTGTGTCGTCGTTCTCCATGTGGTCAGTAAATCACATGGGAGAGCGTAAAAATGCGCAAAAGTAGCGGAGAGTCCAAAATGTCTGCGTTGGTGCTAGCAAGGTATTTGTTGCTTGATGTTGTCGGCCCGGTCCTGTCGAAAAAGGAAGCCGCAACAATAGCTGCAAGGCGCATGGGTTGGACGTTCAATCGGTGCAAAGACATTCTGAAACTTGAGCCGCGTATCAGAATTTCCGGCGATGAATTGCTTGCGCTGCAACAAAAAACGAAAGAGGCCAAGAACGATGCAGACTATTCGGCGCGCATTGAAAGACTGGAAGCATACATGCTGGCGACCGATGAAGAATTTCATAGCGCGGACATTGATCGGCTTCGGGCTTTGGCTCGCAGAAACAGGGACCAGGATTAGGGGAAAATGAAACCAGCCCGCACCCGCAAAAGCAAATTCAGAAAGTCCGATCCTGCCCGTCGCACGGTCAATGGCATCGTGTTCGCGTCTATCGCGGAATCCAAACGCTATGTGCAATTGCGGCTTCTGGAAATGGCGCGGGAAATCTCCGGGCTAACCAAAGGCCAGAAGCGCGATTTGATAGTCAACGGCAAACGGGTTGGCTCTTACACGCCAGACTTCGAATACCTGAGCAAGACCGGCGATCTGATTATTGAGGAAGTGAAGTCCGGCACATCAGGCAAGCAAGCTGATTACAGGCTTCGCAAGAAGGTGTTCGAGGCAAGCACGAATTTAACCGTAACCGAAATAAACATGTGAGGGGCGTATCATGGAAACGGAAGCAGACGATTTCGGCATTGCACAATCAACCCGTGATTATTGGGCCAACTTCTCTCGCAACCAGGCGCTTGCCAGCAAGTTTGCCGGATCGCTTGGAATGGCTCGGCTGCATCCACCAGAACCCGAATGGTCAACCGCGCCTGTCAGAAAAACCATGGCTTTTGCCAGCCCTGAACTGAAAGTAAAGATTGAAAAGATTACACGACCACCACCGCCACCAGTACAGAAAAAGGAACCCGAACCCGATGTGGTTTCAGAAGATGAAATCGCCCGCGCCCTGGACGTGTTGAAGCGGGCCAATATTCGTATTCAGCAGCATTATGATGCTTGCGACAATGATTGCGCGCCTGTTGATGAAATAATCGAATATGAATTGCCAAAAAAGCTGATGATTTCGGAAATCGTCGCGGAAGTGGCGAGGTTCTATAATCTGCATCCAAGGGAAGTTATTAGCCACCGGCGCAACAGGTCTATTGCAAGGCCGCGTCAGGAAGCAATGCTGCTATCCAGAGCCCTGACTGACAAATCTTTACCCATCATTGGGAAAGTGTTCAACCGCGACCACACAACCGTCATTCACGCCTGCGGATTGATTGCTGAAATGTTCGGCATCTGCACTGCCAAGGAAATGAACTGGCTGAAAATAGCAGAATGGGCCGAAGCCCGGTTTGCTTACATTGTGGAGTCTAATCTGGCCGCCCGCGTCTGCGCTCACTCTGGCGACGGGGTGACGGTATGAACACATGGTTTCGATTTTATGCGGAAGCATTGAACGACCCAAAGGTGCAGCGATTGCCGCCTGAATTATTCAAGGCATGGGTCAATCTTCTGTGCCTCGCATGTAACGGTGATGGTAACGTTACAGGTGATGTTTCAGAGATTTCATTTGCATTGCGTGTGCCAGAGGAAGTGGCAGCACAGTATATTGATGACCTTGTATCCGCTGGATTGATTGATGACCTTGATGATACTATCAAACCTCACAATTGGGATAAAAGGCAATTCAAATCAGATACTTCCAACGAGCGTGTGAAAAAACATCGAGAGAAAAAACGTAACGTTACACAAGCGTTACCTGTAACGGACCCAGAACAGAACAGAACAGAGACAGAAACAGATAATATACGGTTGATTTCGCCTTCTGCTTCACAACCGAAGCCGCCCGGCAAGCGGGCTAGTGTGCGATTACTCGAAAATCCGAGATTTGAAGAGTTTTGGTCGGCCTATCCCCGAAGGGATGGCAGCAATCCACGCCAACCGGCTTCCGAGAAGTTTTCAAGGTTTGTGTCCGCTGGCATCGAGCCGGACGAAATAATCAATGGGGCACGGCGATATTCTGCTGAATGCGAACGCAACGCTACCGAAGGCCGGTTTGTGGCGCAGGCGACAACCTGGCTCAACCAACAACGCTGGAAGGATTATGGCGCTCCGGGGGTAGCGCAGGCTGACGGCGAGAAAGTTCCGGTGTTCGCGTCAGACGCGGAGTTCGACCAGTGGTGGCAATCTCGCAAGGTGATAGGCAATGGATAGCTTTCAGGAATTAGGGCAAGAGTGCATCGCCTACACCAAGGCCAAGGGCCGGGGATTGGTCGTGGCGTTCAAGGGCGACAACGCAAAGCCAGCCATTGCGAATGCTTGGCTCGATTATTGGGCAGTCAAGGGGTTTGGCAAGGCTGTGAAGCTGTTCGAGCGGCATTTGCTGGACGGCAAGGAAATCACTGTTCCTTGCGATGACCCTGCACGGTTTGATGTTGATTACCATCCGCAGCAGCGGAAGCCACGCAACTGGCACCAGCCGCAGCATATCGAACGGTCGCCAGCGGAACGGCGGGCCATTGCAAATCAGATCAGGGCGAAGATGGGCCTGCCGATAGTCGAATATTAACCATTCAACCGCGTTGCGTATCACACAACCACAGGGGCAAGACGCAATGGCGCGGAAGAAAAAACCGGCTATCACATTACCCGGTATGGGCGGGATGGTAATCATCGAAACCGAAGTGCAGGCTCCATACGATCCAGGTCGCCGCGAACGGGTAAAGAAAGCCATCCGCCCGAAGGACATAGACTGGTATGGGGCACAAGGCCACCTGAAAGGCCCACAGGAGCGCATTGACGGCACACAGGCTAGGGTGGAAGCCGGGAAGCGGTTTATTGCGCTGTACGAGGCTGCTAGCGGTTCTGGCGCACGGTCCCCTGACCTGTCGCAGGACAAGGTTGATGTATCTTTCCGCTGGTCCGGCACACAGGAAGCGCAGGCTAGGGCATTACGTGAACTGGCAGACCTGACGCGGGAAATATCACTCCCGCGCCGGGTATTTCTGGAGCGCGCGCTAATCAGCATGGATTACACGATTTCCGATTTGGGCCGCATGTTCAACCGTAACCGCAACCGTGGCCTGTCGCTGCTATACCGGGAATTGAGGGTATCGCTGGATCAGGTGATTGCGTTTTATGGCATAGCACAAGGTAGGCCAGTTAACCGGATAATGGTTTCACGTGAAACTGTGAATAACCTTGGATAGGTTAATTTGGTCTTGACTTGATACGCGAACGGGGTAGAAATGGTTACATTGGAATTGCTGTCAGCGATAGCGCTCCAATTTTTTGCGGGTCTTTCAATCAGGCTTAGTCGGCGCTCCAACGGTGACTAGGCAACAAATTACCCCGTCATGCTCCGGTGTGGCGGGGTTTTTCATGGGCGGCCTTAAATGAATAATTTCCTTGAATATGTCGCCACAAACTTCACCAGCCTGCTAGGCCCTGTGGAGTTCGAGGCGCTACCTTCCGGCGATGTGCTGGCAAGCATCGGTGATAAATCAGTAACGGTTAAAGCCTACCCTGAAACGGACACGCCTTTAATTCTGCAATATCGCCTAACCGTCGCTGGCGTCCAGCTTCGGGATACTGCCGGGTTCAGTTTCGACAAGGTTCCGAACGGGGCTATTGCGCGGGATGTGTTCGGCAATTCAGCACCAGGCGGCGGCACAGGCGGCTAACCCATGCTTGACCTAGAAACCCTTCATCGCATTTGGGAACACCTTATGCAGAACGAAGAATATGATCTGGCGCATGAAGTCTCCCAGGAAATCACCGCCCGCACAATCGCCCGCAACGCTATTCTTGACCATGTAGAGGCGACAAATGGCTAGGGGACGCAAGGCAGGCTTTGTAATGCCTGAAAGCCACAGGCTTAAAATACAAAATTCCAACATTCTCAACGCTTTGATTGAACATGTTGAAGGAAAACGTGAAATGAGCAGCACTCAAGTAGCTGCTGGCGTTGCCCTTATGCGCAAAGTCCTTCCCGATCTAAGCGCAACAGAGATTAACGGCGAAATCGAGCATCGCGCAGTCATGCGATTGCCTGAGCCTGCTACCAGCGTGGAAGAATGGAAGCCGCTAGCTATCCAGAAGCACTAAACGTCTGGACGCCACAACAAGGTCCACAATGGGATTTGCTGACCTGCCCGTGCTTTGAAGTGTTCTTTGGTGGCGCTCGTGGTGGTGGCAAGACAGACGGGATGCTGGGAGAGTGGGCCAGCCACGCGGACAAATACGGCGAAAATGCCATCGGCCTGATGGTGCGCCGCACAAGAACGGAATTGATTGAAACAATCGAGCGCTCCAAGGCGCTCTATAATCCGATTGGCTGGAAGTTCCAGGAACAGGATAAAATGTGGCGCTCCGACAAGGGCGCGCGGCTACGATTCGCTTATTTGGAGCGTGATCAGGATGCGGAAGCCTATCAGGGCCATAGTTACACGCGCATCTATATTGAGGAAATAGGCAACTTCCCATCACCAAAGCCTATCATGAAGTTGATGGCTACGCTGCGTAGTGGTGCTGGTGTGCCGGTTGGCTTCCGGGCAACGGGCAATCCTGGCGGTCCTGGCCATATGTGGGTTCGGGAGCGCTACATTGATCCAGACCCGCGCGGCGGGCTGATTATCAAGTCCGAATTTGAGAACCCGTTCAATGGCGAGAAGGTTAGCCGGGACCGGGTATTTATTCCTTCCCGCGTCACAGACAACAAATACCTTGGCGCGGAATATATCGCGCAGCTTCAAATGTCAGGATCGGCCGAACTGGTCCGCGCATGGCTTGAAGGTGATTGGGCGGCTATTGAAGGGGCCTTCTTTGATCGTTGGTCAACCAAAAACGTGGTCACGCCGTTTGAAATACCGGACAACTGGCTGCGTTTCCGTTCCGCTGACTGGGGCTTCGCAGCCCCGTTCAGCGTGGGCTGGTGGGCTGTCGCCGGTGACGACCACGGTGACATACCGCGTGGGTCGCTCATTCGTTATCGCGAATGGTATGGCTGCAATGGCACGCCGAACGAAGGATTGAGATTAACAGCCGAACAGGTTGGCCAAGGTATTGCTACCCGCGAAGCTGGCGAAAAGATTAAATATGGCGTGCTTGACCCGGCTGCGTTCAACCAGGATGGCGGCCCAAGTATAGCCGAACGGATTAACCAGGAGCTACGCAAGGTAGGGCAGCCGGGCTTTCACCGGGCTGACAACACACGAGTAGGCAAGCGTGGCGCACTATCGGGATGGGATCAAATGCGGTCCCGCATAGGTGGCGATGAGCGCGGGCCACGATTGTTTGTATTCGATACCTGCCGGGACTTTATCAGGACCGTGCCCGTTTTACAGCACGACAAGGACCGGCCAGAAGATTTGGACACAGAGACTGAGGACCACGTAGCTGATGAGGCCAGATACGGCTGTTCATCACGACCATGGGTTCCAAGAGTAATTCCGCCCAAACGGCCAGAGCGCCTTGTGTTCGAGGCAAAAGCCGATGGCAGCGTGGTTGGTAACATGTCCATCAGGGACATTGTGCGGGCCGCCGAGCGCAAGCGCAAACGGGAATCTGTCTGATGCCTGCACCATTTCCAGATTGGGCTTATGGGGACGACAACCCCACGCCTAACCTGTATTCGGTGCCGACCATGCAGGCTTACCAGCCATCCGCGCGGGATAGGTTGGCGCGGGCGTTGATGGGTGATAGTACAAGCCAAGCGCGTCGTAACATGGTCGAGGGGCTATTCGGTTCGACCGGCTTGGGCAGCACGGGCATGGGGCTGGTTGATTTGACGCCTGCCGGTATCCCGCTGGCTGGCAATGAAGCGCAGCGAGATTTCAATAACGGGAACTATCTAAATTCTGTCCTGAATGCGACGGCGATGATTCCGGGTGTGAAGCCGGGGCAGGCGGTTGCCAAGACGGGAGCGCAAAAGCTGGCCAAGGCCATCGCCGGTTCTGCGGATAGCACACCAGCAGGGTTTAAGGTTTACCACGGCTCACCGCACAATTTCGACAAGTTCGACATAAGCAAGATTGGCACCGGCGAGGGCGCACAGGCTTACGGGCACGGGCTGTATTTTGCTGAGAATGAAGCGGTGGCAAAAAGCTATCGGGATGCGCTGAAAGATAAACTTGGATCGTTAATTGTGGACGGGAAACGGCTTGATGCTCCAAACGTAAGAATTGGAGACACGGACGCGCAGCAGCGGGCTGTTATTTTTGCAAAACAAGCACTCGGAGACAACATCCCGCTAGAGGCGAAGGCGAGGGAAATAAGAATGCGGGCGCGGAACGCGGAGTTAGCCCCAAATGATTTGACAAGTTTCCAAAAAGACGGCGGCTGGGGCGATCATGAGACACTAAACAGGGCAGCAAATTTCTTGGACGAATGGGCTTCAAAAAAGGTTAATTTAGACAAAGGCCATATGTACGAGGCCCGCATAAACGCAAATCCCGCTGACTTCCTAGATTGGGATAAGCCGTTGGCGCAGCAAAGGGGGGCTTTAGAAAAACTCAAACAAATCCAGTTAGATGATGCTGCAAAGGCTGATTTAGGTGGAGATTTGAGTTTATTGCATGGCGCGCAAAGGCCGCGCGATTTTTATGATACGCTTGCGAGCCTTTCTAATATTGGCGGCGTTAGCGGTGCGTCGGATAAATTAAAGAAAGCAGGCATCCCCGGCATTAAATACAAGGACGCGGGTTCGCGCGGCGTTGGCGACGGAACGAGCAATTTTGTTGTATTCGATGACAAGCTAGTTGAAATTCTAAAGAAATATGGCCTCGCAGGCATAGCGGCTGGTGGTGCTGGTGGTCTTATGGCAGCGGGCAGCGGGGCGCAGCAGCGTCCGCAAATGCCGCCGCAGATGTAGGAATCCTAATTGTCAGACATGATCGAAACAGGCCAAGGCTATGACTCCCGCAAGGAAGTCGAGCCGGGAGCCGATACAGTCACATTCTGGCTTGACGCCATCGCTCTTTCTGAAAAGGAAGAAAACGATTGGCGTCGCGAGGC